TTGTTCCTGAACTGCCTGAACTACCATTTGTTCCAGAAGTTCCTGACGTTCCATTTGTGCCTGAACTACCTGAACTACCATTAGTTCCAGACGTTCCTGAACTACCATTTGTTCCAGAAGTTCCTGACGTTCCATTTGTTCCTGAACTACCTGAACTACCATTTGTTCCTGAACTACCTGAACTACCATTTGTTCCTGAACTACCTGAACTACCATTTGTTCCAGAACTGCCATTTGTTCCTGATGTTCCATTTGTTCCAGAACTGCCATTTGTTCCAGACGTTCCATTTGTTCCTGAACTACCTGAACTACCATTAGTTCCAGACGTTCCATTTGTTCCTGAACTGCCTGAACTACCTGAACTACCATTTGTTCCAGAAGTTCCTGACGTTCCATTTGTTCCTGAACTGCCTGAACTACCATTTGTTCCAGAAGTTCCTGACGTTCCATTTGTGCCTGAACTACCTGAACTACCATTAGTTCCAGACGTTCCTGAACTACCATTTGTTCCTGAACTACCATTTGTTCCTGAACTACCTGAACTACCATTAGTTCCAGACGTTCCATTTGTTCCTGAACTCCCTGAACTACCATTAGTTCCAGACGTTCCATTTGTTCCTGAACTACCTGAACTACCATTAGTTCCAGACGTTCCATTTGTTCCTGAACTGCCATTTGTTCCAGAAGTTCCTGACGTTCCATTTGTTCCTGAACTACCATTTGTTCCTGAAGTTCCTGAACTACCATTTGTTCCAGACGTTCCTGAACTACCATTTGTTCCTGAACTACCTGAACTACCAGACGTGCCATTTGTACCAGAACTACCAGACGTGCCATTTGTACCAGAACTACCAGACGTGCCATTTGTACCTGAACTACCATTAGTTCCTGATGATCCAGAAGTGCCAGAACCATTAGTTCCAGAGCTACCTGCTGGTCCAGGCGCACCTCCTAAATTTATAGACCAAGGCGTTAATGTTATACCTGTTCCAACATTAGTACTTGATGATACTACAAATTGACCATTTACAGTATTATATGACGCAATTGTAGCCGTAAAATAATTACTTATACTATTGGCTATAATTGCTTCTTGCCCTATGGTCCAAGATAAATTTGTACCACCTGTTAAATAAATTATAGATGGATGTGATGTTGGTACATTTAATATTGTATTTGATGTTGTTTGATATTTATCTGATACACCAGCAACACCTGAAGTTCCAGCTGTTCCTGAACTACCAGAAGTACCATTTGTACCAGACGTACCTGAACTGCCTGAACTACCATTAGTTCCAGAAGTACCATTTGTTCCTGAACTACCAGAGGTTCCATTAGTTCCATGAATGCCTGAACTACCTGAAGTACCATTTGTACCAGAACTACCATTTGTACCAGAACTACCATTTGTACCAGAACTACCATTTGTACCAGAACTACCATTTGTACCAGAACTACCATTTGTACCAGAACTACCAGAAGTACCTGAACTACCATTAGTTCCAGAAGTACCATTTGTTCCTGAACTACCAGAGGTTCCATTAGTTCCATGAATGCCTGAACTACCTGAAGTACCATTTATACCAGAACTACCATTTGTACCAGAACTACCAGAACTACCATTTGTACCAGAACTACCATTTGTACCAGAACTACCAGAAGTACCTGAACTACCATTAGTTCCAGATGTACCTGAACTACCATTAGTTCCAGAAGTACCATTAGTTCCAGAAGTACCATTTGTACCTGAACTACCAGAAGTACCATTTGTACCTGAACTACCAGAAGTACCATTTGTACCTGAACTACCAGAAGTACCATTTGTACCTGAACTACCATTAGTTCCAGAAGTACCATTTGTTCCAGAACTACCAGAAGTACCATTAGTTCCAGACGTACCTGAACTACCTGAAGTTCCATTAGTTCCATTAGTTCCATTAGTACCTGAACTACCAGAAGTTCCATTAGTACCTGAACTACCAGAGGTTCCATTAGTACCTGAACTACCTGATGCTCCATTAGTACCTGATGTTCCATTAGTACCTGAACTACCAGAAGTTCCATTAGTACCTGAACTACCAGAAGTTCCATTAGTTCCTGAACTACCAGAGGTTCCATTTGTACCTGATGATCCTGCGGTGCCATCAGAACCAGAATATCCTATTGTTGATAATAATCTAAATTCAGTGCCAGTATATGATAAAAATGCACTTGAATTAGCATGAATATCACCTACTACTAAATTTACATAAGTATTAGATACAGTATTAAATTTCTTTATACTCTTAGCACCTAGATTATTTATATTTAATGTTACACCAGTTGTAGTATTTCCAGATAAAAAATTAACTATGTAAAGTAAATTAGATGAATATGCATTTAAACTATTTGTTATAATATATGTATCACCTGATGTTGCGGTTAAAAAAATATCAGAAACTGATTTAGCACCAACATACTTATAAAATGAAATTTTTGGTGGCATATTTGAAGGAACAGTACCATAAAATGAAAGCACACCAGCTTCGGTATCTAATAACCAATCACCTTGTCCAAAAACAATATTTGTATTAGTTGAATCCTTTATAGAATAATTATAAGAAACACCATCACCAAAATTAAAAGGTATGACATCTTTTAATGTGCCACCAGAATCATAAAACGCATTTGTTGTACCAACAACAGCATTAAGAGTTAATCCAGTAACATATTGAACAACACCTGAAGTACCATAAGATGAAAGAATTGGAGCAGTATTAGGAATAGAATTATAATCCAGCCATATACTTGTAGTTGGTACATAATTATATGTATTAATAGTTTCTTCAAAAAACGTTCTACCTGAATATGTTTCAGTTTTACCAAGTGACTTTTTGAATAATTTGCTAGCTAATTGTGCTGTTGTTAGTGCCATTTCTTATAATTATTTTATACCACAGTAATTGATGTTAATGTATCATTTGAACCAGATGCCATTCCTAATCTAACATATAATGTTCCACTATAATTTCCTGCGCCAAAGGTTACATATTTAAGCAATGTTGTTGTTGTAGATGTACTACTTGCAGTTACCATTGCATAATCTCCATCATTAATTGGTGTTCCTACACCTGGATATGGATTATTAGCATCTAGCCAACCAGTACCACCTTCTACTTTTATAAAAATTTTCATGCTATCTGTAACTTGAGTTCCTGCAACAGTTGACATATTTGCACCATTAACTGTAACAGTTATTGATGATTTAGTAGTTATAGTATATGAAAACATTACCCATCTATAATCAATATTTGAATCACTACTATAGTTTGGTCCTGCAATTGGAAAATTATTTGTATAATTACCTGTTATTCTTCTATATACACCATTTAACATTTGTAATTCATATAAATAATCACCTGATATTAATGTTAAGCCTGAAACAAATAATCCACCATATGTTACTGGAAAATTACCTGCTATTCCACCTGATAATTTCCTTGTTGATTCATTTGAAACTGTATCAACTCTCATTGTTTTACCTGCTTGGGATGTTGCAATTAACATATTTGAATATGTTGTCACTGTACCTTTAGCATTAGTTGCTGTTACAGTCACTGGAATATCTTCTACATATTTTGATGTTTGTATCACAGGATTTATCACACCACTAATTGTTGTACCACTAAGTTGCGCACCTGATAATGTATTTGAAACAGTTGATGCATAAGATGATGTTGCTTGAACTGGGTTTGGTCTATAAATTTGAGAAACTAAACCTGTAAATCTATAATTTACTGCTAATAAATCATTTGTACTAAATGTTGGCACACCTGATATCCATCTTATAACATATGTTTGGGCACTTAAATTTAAAGTCAATCCTGAAGGTGTAATTGGGTTATCATAATATATTGTTAATAAATTAGTTGTTTCTAATTCTGTTGAGCCGGACCATGATATTTTTGATGTATGAGCACCATAACTTCTACCATTAAATACATTATTTACACTAGCAACAATTGCAGGCCAAAAATTTGATTTACCAACAACTCCACCCCAATAATCATATTCTATTGCAGTCAAAATTCCATTAGTTGTTGTACCAGTATTTATATTGCCATTAGGATAATTAATAGAGCCAACAGATACATTATCTATAAATCCAGTTAAATTTGCACCAATATATTTATTAAAACCACCACCAGTTGATACAATTGTCATATCACTTAATTGTACATTTGTAGTAGTTAAATCACTAACCAATAAATATGATACCGCAGCGCCATCTGACGCTTTATTCATAGTTGCATTAGGATATGTTGAACTTAATAATATAGTCTTTGTTGATAATTCTGGTGGTTTAGCTGGAGCCAATTTTTTAATAATATCACTAATATCATCAACAGCATTAGCTATTGGGGTTGAAGATGTCCAAGTATCAAAAAAACCGTCTGTATATATACCAGCATCTGTTGGTGCACCTATAACACCAACTGAACTTGTCCAAGTACCACCACTCCAAATTAAAAAATCATTTTGAACAGGTGAATCATTGAAATAATATGTATTACCGGAAAAATCTACAAAAACAAATCTTGTTAAGCCTGTAAGGCTTGTTATACCTGTTATTTGTAATGTATTTGTAATTAAATAATCAAGATTTAATCCTGATCTATATTTCACTAAACCATCTACATCCTGTACTAATACATGATTTTCTGTTATACCAGATTGAACATCTTTAATAACCAAGCCCTTTCGAGCTACAAATTCTGATCCCATTTAATATTTAATTCTTTTTTCACTTTCCAAAAGAAAAAGTATTTGATGTATATATTAATTTTTTAAATGATTTTTATAGAAGATTTAACATCCCAAGTACCTGAAATTATAGTTACTAATAACCTTATATTAGAACCTGATATATCAACATATAATATAATATTACTTGTTGATCCATTCAAATCTTGTGTAGAATAATCAGTATAAATTACATTTGTACCATCCCAAATTGCAATTATTGTTCCTGCTCTCATAGTTATACCACTCATAACATAATAATCAACATAAGCTGCTCTTCCTACTGTTTTTAATAATGAAGAAATTGTAGTCGTTCCAGAAGTTAATCCAGTAACAACATCAGTATTATTATATAAAATACCATTAATTATTACATCACCAAGCACTAATGTATTATCACTATATGTTAAGCCACTACTTGTGTTATATCCATATGTTGTAGTGCTATCACGATATAATATCTCTCCATTATTTCCAATTCCTGGTAATAATCCAGAACTACCTGAGCTACCATTAGTTCCTGACGTACCATTTGTGCCGTTAGTTCCTGACGTACCATCTGCACCAGAACTACCTGATGTTCCTGACGTACCATTTGTTCCAGAACTACCAGATATACCGTTAGTTCCTGAGGTTCCAGATGTACCTGAGGTTCCAGTACTTCCTGATGTGCCTGACGTACCATTTGTTCCAGAACTACCTGAACTTCCTGACGTACCATCTGATCCAGAACTACCAGACGTGCCGTTAGTTCCTGACGTACCTGAAGTTCCAGAACTACCTGAACTACCATTAGTTCCTGATGTTCCATTTGTACCGTTAGTACCAGATGTGCCATTAGTGCCATTAGTGCCAGATGTTCCATTTGTACCGTTAGTACCAGATGTACCATCTGTGCCATTAGTGCCAGAACTACCTGATGTTCCTGACGTACCATTTGTTCCAGAACTTCCAGAAGTTCCATTAGTGCCTGAGGTTCCATTAGTGCCTGAGGTTCCATTTGTTCCAGAGCTACCTGAAGTACCAGAAAATCCACTTGTACCTGAACTTCCACTTGTGCCTGAACTTCCACTTGTGCCTGAACTTCCTGAGCTTCCGTTAGTACCTGAACTTCCATTAGTACCTGAACTTCCTGAACTTCCTGAGCTTCCGTTAGTACCTGAACTTCCATTAGTACCTGAACTTCCTGAACTACCAGAACTTCCATTAGTACCAGAACTTCCTGAACTACCACTATTTCCACTTATACCTGAAGTTCCAGATGTTCCATTAGTACCACTTGTTCCGTTCGTACCTGAACTTCCATTAGTACCACTTGTTCCATTTGTACCTGAACTTCCATTAGTACCACTTGTTCCATTTGTACCTGAACTACCTGATGTTCCATTAGTTGCACTTGTACCTGAACTACCTGATGTTCCATTAGTTGCACTTGTACCTGAACTACCGCTAGTTCCAGAACTTCCTGAACTCCCATTAGTTCCAGAAGTTCCATTAGTTGCACTTGTACCTGAGGTTCCTGATGTTCCATTAGTTGCACTTGTACCTGAGGTTCCTGATGTTCCATTAGTGCCTGATGTTCCATTAGTTCCATTAGTGCCTGATGTTCCATTAGTGCCTGATGTTCCATTAGTTCCACTTGTACCTGAGGTTCCGGAGCTACCTGATGTTCCATTAGTTGCACTTGTACCTGAACTACCTGAGGTTCCATTAGTACCTGAACTACCACTAGTTCCAGAACTTCCTGAACTACCATCAGTTCCATTAGTTCCGGATGTACCATCAGTTCCATTAGTTCCGGATGTACCATCAGTTCCATTAGTTCCAGATGTTCCATTTGTTCCTGAGCTACCTGATGTTCCATTAGTACCAGAAGTGCCATTTGTACCAGAAGTTCCTGAACTACCATAAAAAATACCATCTTTTCCTGATGTTCCTGATGTACCATCTGAACCTACACCTGAGGTTCCTGAACTTCCAAAAAATGTACCATCAACACCTGATGTGCCTGAAATACCTGAGCTACCTGATGTTCCAGACGTACCCCTTGTACCTGAAGTACCAGAACTTCCATAAAAAATGCCATCAACACCTGATGTACCAGAACTTCCTGATGTTCCAGTACTTCCTGATGTGCCTGATGTTCCGTGTGTTCCTGAAGTGCCTGAACTACCATTTTTACCAGAGGTTCCATTCGTACCACTTGTTCCATTTATACCTGATGTGCCAGAACTACCTGATGTACCAGTACTTCCTGATATGCCTGACGTACCTGATGTTCCAGTACTTCCTGATGTGCCTGAACTACCAAAAAATATACCATCAACACCTGATGTACCTGAACTTCCTGAGGTTCCAGTACTACCTGAAGTTCCTGAGCTACCTGAAGTTCCTGAGCTACCTGAAGTTCCTGATATACCTGAACTACCTGATGTACCAGTACTTCCTGATGTGCCATTTCTACCAGATGTACCAGACGTACCACGGGTTCCTGATGTACCTGAACTTCCAGAGGTTCCATCGGTACCACTTGTGCCAGAAGTGCCAGTGCTTCCAGAAGTTCCTGAAGTTCCATTAGTGCCTGATGTGCCTGTACTACCTGATGTGCCTGATGTACCTGCACTTCCAGATGTTCCTGTACTTCCAGATGTTCCTGCCGTACCTGATATTCCAGATGTGCCTGAACTTCCATAAAAAATACCATCAACACCAGAAGTTCCTGCTGAGCCTGAAGTTCCTGTACTTCCAGATATACCAGATGACCCAGATGAACCAAAAAATGTACCATCTTTACCTGAACTACCAGAAGACCCTGATCTGCCTGAACTACCTGATGTACCTGAACTACCTGATGTGCCTGAACTTCCATAAAAAATACCATCAACACCAGAAGTTCCTGAACTACCAAAAAATGTACCATCCATACCTGATGTACCTGATGATCCATAAAAATTACCATCAACGCCTGAACTACCTGATGTACCTGATGATCCATCTGTTCCACCACTAGGTGTTATAAAAATTTCACCATCAGGATAAACCTTTACATATCCTGAAGTTATTCCTGTATATTGATTAAAATATATTGTTCCACTATTTTTAACATCTAATAATTTTCCAGCATCTCCAATAACTTCTAATTTTGAATCAATAGTATGCTCAGATGAACCAATAATAATCTGTTTAGTATCAAATAATCTACCTTGTGCATCAATATAAAATTGTGGATTATGATCCATATATGATGAATATGTTGCAAATCTATAATTACTATGAGGAACAATAGTTGAAATAATTGGACTTATTTCAAAACTTGATAAAGATGATAATCTTAACCAATATAAATTATATCCAGACTCAATTAAATTATATGGTGGATTTGTTTTACTCCAAGACATAAATTCATCTTCAAAACTAATCATACCTGAATTAGTTAAATTATTAGTCATATCATAAATTTCATTAATAGAATTTATAACAGTCCAACCAGAATTAGAATCATAATATTCCAACTTTAATGTAAATCCAGATGTCTTTGAACTATCATTTAATCCAATAAAAAAACTAGAAAATGTTGTATTAAATCCAATATAAATTTTTGATGTTAAACCAGTTAATAATGAAATATTATTTGAGTCATCTGAAGCATCATGTGTAACATCTAAATATGTTATATCATCATATGAAATATTAACCTCTGTAAACAAAGGTGGTGCAATAGTAAAAGTTCCTGATTGTAATTGTGGAAATGCAGTAAAATCCCAAATATCAAATAAATTATGTCCAGTAATATTTTCAAAAGAAATATACGCACCATTCTCAAGATATATATCATCAATACTACAAGGTAAATCAGATGACCAAGATGTAAAATCTATTTCATTTCTACTTTTTCTCCAAGAAAATGTATCAGTTGTTCCAGTAGTAGATATTTTTATCTCATAAAAAATTTGATAATTCCTTGTATAAACACCAGAAACTATAACATCATCTAATCCAGATCCATTCACTCTATCTATATAATGTGTATGATAATCTAAAACATTAGATTGTTTATTTACACCAAATCTACCTCCTTGTGATACGACATAAACATCACGACCTAATTCATAATTATATAAATATTTAAAATGTCCACCTTCATTTCTATAAATATAATCTTCCCATTGTGGTGTACCATTATCAGCTATTACAAATCCTTTATCACCATCTGATATTCCATCAACCATAATATTATTATTCATATCATCGTATTCATCTGGCACATTATCAATACCATATGTATGAACAAGATTTTGTGGATTATCAATATTAACACCCAAATAACCAGGAAGAGCAGTTTTATTCATTCTATTATAATCACCCATTATAGTTCTACCAAGAGCATCAACATAAAATGCTGGCAAAGGATCTAACTGTGATGATCTAACACCAAGTCTTCTAAAACCATGTGATGAAACTAAATATACACTTGGCGCAGAAATTATAGTACTTATTGAAGATAATCTAATCCAATTATAAGAAGAATCTGTAATATCAGATAAAATAACTGATGCCCAATCATTCATTAATGATATATCCCAAGAAATTAATCCAGACGTAGTTAAATTTAATGATTGATCTATATATGAATGATCATTAAAATTTAATTCTGTCCAACCACTTAATGTTGAATATTCGACTTTTAATGTGACACCTGAGCCAAATTGTCGAATAGCACAATAAATAGAATTAAATTTTCTTAACTGACCAATATATGCTTGTGAAGTAGAACCAATTTCTAACAAATTAAATTCAGAAGATGATGAAAAAGCAGCATTGTATGTTTTATCTTTATAAACAACTATAGGAGCTTCAGAATCTGATGTAATTTTAACTTGAGCAAACATATCTGGTGCAATAGATAATGAAGATCCTGGCAATTGTGGAAATGCCCAAAATCTCCACATATCATTTATTGAATGACCAGCTAATATTGTAAAGCTAATCGTAATACCATTATCTAGCATATTAACAGTAGAACTACACATCATATCAACAGAATATGGTGTCCAAGTTGTACCATAATCAATAGATGATCTCCATTGATACCAATTTGGTGTACTACCAGAATCTGTTATTTTTATTTCATAATATCTAATTATTCTTTTATCGTAAGAACCTCCCACAACTAAACTATCATAGCCAATATCATCGATATTATTAAGATATAATGCGTGTGAATTCATACTATTTGATGACCAGTTTATACCAAACCTACCTCCTTCAGATTCCACTAAAATATCTCTTTCAGATGCATAACTATATGTATATTTAAATTCACCACTCTCATTTCTATATAAATACTCTTCAAATTTATTAATATTATTATCAGCATACATTATACCTTTATCCCCATCAGGTATACCATCAATCATCAAATGATTATGTTCAGTGTCACTTTCATCAGGCATATTATCCAAGCCATAAATATGAACCATATCTAAAGGTTGAACAGTATTAACGCCAAGATATCCAACATTAGTATATGGGCTTTCAGTTAATAAATGATTATAATCTCCCAATATAACTCTACCAGAACCATCTACATAAAACGAAGGATTTGCATCCATATACGCACTATAAACAGCTAATCTAGCTGTACCACCTAATGATAATGAATCTATAACTGGGGCAATTGATGGAATTGTAGTAGTAGTAATTCTAATCCAATATAAATTGTATTCAGATTCTCTACCGTATAATTTATATAATATCCAATCTAAATCTTGTCTATCCCATTCTATTTTACCGTCGTCAGTTAAATTATTAGTAAAATCGCTAAATGAGCCGCCACTACTTACAATTAAAATTTCTGTCCAGCCAGAAGGTGAAAAATATTCAGCTTTTAATGTAACACCAATTGCATTTTGTCCATTATTAAAATAAATTGAGTTATATGGTAATTCCCAACCAACATATATAGCGTCTGTCAATCCTGATAAACAAGTTTCAAATCCACTATATGTAGTTGATAAACCATTTGTTATATCGTTATATGTTATTCCTGTACCAGCATTAAAATCTGTAGTTGTTAATATTTCAGTAAATCCATTAGCAGCAATAGTAAATGTACCTTGTGGTAATTGTGGAAAAGCTATAAATTGCCATCTATCATATAATGTATGTCCATTATTATTTTCAAATGTAACGGTAATAGAATACTCAATATCAATAATACCATTTATTGGTATATCATTAGACCAATCACTCCATGTTTGTCCATTATCTCTTGATTTTTTCCAATGGATTTCATCTATTCCAGAAGTTACTGAAATTCTAACTTCATAAAGTGCTTGATATAATCTATCATACCATCCACCAACAATCATATCATTTAATGCACCATCAAAACCACCAAGATATTGACTATGATAATTCATTACATTAGATTGTTTATTAATACCAACTCTACCTGATCTTGAATATACCTGATTTAAATCTCCAGTTAATAAATTAGTAACATAATAATAATCACCACCTTCATCTCTATAAGTTTGAAGAGCCCATTTTTTTAAACCATCATCACCAAATACAACACTTTTATCAGATGATAGTGATCCATCTAAAAAAATAGCAGAATCTGGGCTAATATCTGTTTCATTAAGATAAGAACCTTCATTTTCACCATAAATATGAATTCTTGTCTGACCTGATAATATATTACCAATTTTTAAATAATTTCTATTATGATCAAATGTAAATCCACTATCGGTATTATATCCATAAGTAGTTCCTGTTTCTCTAAACAATATATCATATTGATTACCAATAATAGGTATTCCACCACCAAAAGTAGCGCCTGTTACATACCAAGTTTGTGTTGATGCTGAATATACTAAAATATATTTATCCTGAATGTCAGTAATATTCACATCTGATAATGTGCTTAAAGTTCCACTTATAACTAATTCCTTCCAATCTGAATCTGTTGTTAAAGTTCTATCTTCACGATCATAATCAGGTAAAGGATTTACACTTGGGTTATTTATTAATTGCCAAAATTTCTGATCGTCTAAAGTATAAACAACCATGCCTAACTTTCTCTTATCAAATGTTACATAATTTCTATAATTAGGAATAGGCACATCAATATCAGATATACTTGGAAATGGTGTAGAGCCAGAAATTGTATCACAAATTCTAAACCCACCTTGAAGATAATAATCTTCCAGCATAGCATATATTTGTCTAGGATCTTGATTACTATAATCAGGAACTATTCTTGAATCTAATTCGTGTCCGTATTCTACTGGGTTATAAAATTTTTGACCACTCATCTATTATTAATTTTTTTAAAATGAATATACATAATATTCTGGATATGCTGATGATTTTGATATTGTCCTATATATTCTATATACAATACCATTTATTGTAATATTTCCATATGTTACAGATTGTGTAGGTGTTGGATTTATTTGATAATACCTATAATATGAATCATATGCTAGAACATTAATACCTGACGTATCATTTATTTCTTTGATAACCTTATTACCAGCATTAGATAAATCAGGGATACACCAATATTTATATGTGAAACCAGCACCAAAAACATAACGTCTACCAGTAGGAGAGCCAACATATCCAACATCACGATTAAATGTTGTGAGAATTGTACTTTCAGTAACTCTAGAATTAGAATTACTACCATAATAAATATCAATAATCAAACCAGTTGTGGTGGTTGTCGTTGTTCCTGGTATAGTTGTGGTTGTTGTAGTAATAGGCACACTGAATGGTCTAACATAAATTAGATCATCATTATTACATAAAATTTTTGAAGATTCAAAGTAAACATATTCCATCAACAATTATTAATTATTTTTACTATTAACTATCTGTATAACCTGTATATAAACCATTAGCAAAATGTAAAGTTCTAGTGCCTGTTCCACTATCTCTATCAACAGGAACATCTTCTGTCATGCCAATTACAGTAGTTATATATAATTTACCAGTAGTATCAGTAACAATATAATTTGTTAATCCTGAAGATGTTAATCCTGTTAATGTTAATCCTGACGCAACAAGCAACGGTACATATAAAGATGTATTACCAGTTAAATAATAAAATTCATTATGTATAGTAGCTCCTGTCCATGCGCCATTTATGCCAGATGTGCCAGATGAGCCTGACAATCCATCCTTTCCAGATGTTCCTGATGAGCCAAAGCCACCAGTACCCCCAGAAAATGTATAAGGTACATTATGCCAGAATCCATCAAAGTACATAAGAGTATCACCTGAAGTTAAACCTGAAAGTATAACATCATCCAAATCTACAACACCAAATCCACCATATGTAGTACCACTATCATATTCAGAATCAATAGTTGCGTGTAATACATCTAAAGTAACATCATAATCTAAAGGATTACTTAAATATATTTGTGGAATTTTTACATCAACAGAGCCAGTCATTATTAATAATCTACCTAATGATTTTACAACAGGATCATTATCAAAATAATATGAAATATTATATTTTTCTTGTTCATACTGATAATATGGATCGTTTACACTATCATAAGTAACTTTTATCATTAAAAACGTAACTGCTTTACCTATAAATCCATAACTTAATGGTTGATCAGTATCACCAGCTTTTAAAATTACACGGGCTCTATATTGAGATTCGTATGGAATTTCTAAATCCTCTAAACTCAGCTTATCTAAAACATTAGGTCCTTCAACTGCGATAAAAGAACAATTCCAATTCTTTATTGTTTTTTCTGTAGGATTAAGAAGATCATTAGGAACAATCTTTGTCATAAAAAATCTTTTTTCTTTATATATAAAATTTTATTTTTAAAAATTCATATCTAAATTTTTTATATATAAGAAAAAAGAAAATTCGATGCAATATATTTTCACCAAAAAATTTGATGGAACTTTTACAATGAGCTGGATATCACCACCAGAGGAAGTATCAACACAATATCGTGATGTAAAAACATTCTCAATCACTCCAACAAACAGTATAACATCAATAACAAATTTTACTGATATCGTCAGAGGTGAAACAGATAAGCATTATTTCAAAAAATATTTTTCTTATAGTAACATAAGAAGTGGAATTAGTTATAGTGAACCAGCGGCAATTACTGGAATAACACAAGAATATTGTGCATTAGATATGCTTTATTTAAATTTATCATATTTTAGAATTGATACAGATACAATAACATTACCAACTCTTACTATAAATACTATTGTAATTGAAGGAACTTATGATATTACAGAAACGGATGAAATTATTAATGTACCTGATGATGGATATATTTTCACACCAAAAGATATTTACAAAGTTTTTAAATTAACAGGATTTGAATTATATGGAATAAATATCAATAATCTTATAATAAAATATAGATTCACACAAGATAGTGGAAGATTATATACTCCTTGGGAAATTTTAACAACTGAAAATATATCTACAATAAAATTAAATCCAGTTAGGTTTGCACAAGTTCAATATAGTGTAACAAAAATAGATAATAATATTACTTCTAAAGTTTATGATATTATATTATTAGGTGATTTTCAAAATATTAATAACAACTACTTAAAAACTAATAGATATGGTGTAAGAGAAGATTGTGCAAATTCATATCCACAATGGTCTGGTGCAACAAGTGCGCCTGGTACAGGCACTAGTAATAGTTTAGTGTGTTTATCTGGAAAAACATCTTACATGGGTGATGGTAAAGCATATAACTATAATAAAGATTGGACAACACAAGGATTAAGTTGTTATTTAACTGGTAATGTAATTGGAAATTTAACTACACAAAGTAATGATTCAACTACAAGTGCAGGCAATTTCAATCCTTATAGCTCAGATAAAATTGGTCAATGGTATAATTTCTTAGCTGGTAGCACAAATAAAATATTAGGTTGGACAATTGATTATCACTTAACAGATCCAGATGGAAATGGTATTGATAGATATTTACACGAATATCAATTATTTAATATTATTGATGTACAAAAAATAAAAATAATTGTACCAGAAAATACATTTCCAGATAATCAAGTACAAATAAATGAATATATGTTAGATATGATGGACACATTTAATATAATCATATTAAAAGATGAATTTCATAAAGCATTTGGTATTGAAAAAAGACCAGCACAAAAAGATATTATATTCTTCTGTGCTCAAAATAGATTTTATAGAGTAAGACATTCACAAGTAAAACGTGATATTATGAATATGGGTATTTATTATTCTGTAGTATTAGAAAAATACGAAAAACTTGCAAATGAACAAAATCTTTCAGCAGCATCTAAAGCTCTAATTGAGCCATTAACAGCAAATAATACACTTGATGCGCTATTCGGATTTGAAAATCATCAAGAAGAGAATAAAATTGCTAATAAACAATTCAAACCAGAAACACACGAAGTTTATAGAGCAAATATTAATCCTAAACTATCTATTATTAAAAAAGATATATTCAATTCATTAAAAGGTATAAAAATTGCAGATAATTATTACAATTTAACATCACTTTCTGCTGGTACATCAGCAGTAACATATTCATTACAAGATTCAATATTAAATGTTAGTGATAATAGAGCATTTAATGTATGGTTCAATTTTAATAATAAATTTAATGAAAATAAAATAATAGATGAATCTGTTTATCAATCATATTATATAAATAATAATTCATATTTTGAATTTTTTAATAATTATGATTCAGACCTACAACAAGGTTATAAAGTATCATATTCTAATCAGCAAATAGTTCTAACTATAAATAATCTAAATTATTCTCTAAATGTAACTGGAATAACAACAAATATTTGGTATGGCTTGACAGTAAATATTGATAACAGACAAAGAGTTATTAGTTTAAATTTATATAAAAGAAATTATAATTATAATATAAATATGTTTACTGATAGTTATCAAAGTGCATCTGTTGATTCAAATGATATAACAGGTATAACATATTATACATCAAGAGGATATAGGCCAGTTAAAAATACTGAAATTAATTCTACTTTAACAAATACAGATTTGATAAGTGTTGCGGCTATTGATTATAGTAATGTATCATTAAACAAATTTAATATTAATAAAATTATTACAATTTTTGCATCAGATATAAAATTAACAAATTTAAGAATCTTTAATGATGTAATACCAAATAATCATAAATCTATATTAATACAAAGAATTGTACAAGATGCTAATTATTTAATATTAGCAGATAATGCAACAAAGCAATTATATACAGCAAATATTAAAAATACTAGATGGGAATGAAATATATTAAAACATTTGAAACATTACAAAAAGAACCACAAATAGGTGATTATGTTGCTATTCGTTTACCACACATGGTAGCATCTCAATATGTTAGAGATAACAATCCAGGAATATTTATAGCTAAAATAGTGGATATGAAAAATAATATCTATAGAGTTCAATATGATAATACATTTAAACATATATGGAAAAATTGGTGGGTTCAAAAATTTGAATTTATTGATCACGCAAAAAATAGACGAGATTTAGATTATATCTTTAATATAGATAAATATAATCTCTAAAATTATGAAATATATTAAAACATTTGAAAATCTACAAGATATAATTAAATATGGTTATTATGTCACAATAAAAACTCCTGATGATTATCATTCAATAGATTATAATGAATTTTTAAAATCTCATATTGGTAGAGTTGAACTGATAGATGGAGATTTTAGATTATGCTATATTTATGTCAATTTTATATTTAATAATAGTGATACAAAAGAAATTCGGACACAATTTAATTATTTGCAATCATTTAATATAAATAAAGTAGATTTGTATGCACCTACTTTAGAAGACTTAAAAATAAAAATAAAAACAGAAAAATATAATTTATGAAATATATAAAATCATTTGAAAATCAGCAAAATGAAAATTGGAGACAATTCAAAGCCTATTTGATGTTACCACAAATTATAATAGAAAAAATACTATCTAAATTAATCAAATTGGTTCCTTATCTTAATATAAAATATGATGAATTAGCAGCTAAAATAGATTTTGATAGAGCTTTTGAACCATACATAGTTAAAAATGAACCAAAAAAATTAACTCTTAATGATATAGAAAATATAACATTAAGAAACAGTTTAAAAGTAACTGGATTATTTAATAACTGGAACGTATATTTTTTAAGAACAACTAAAGATCTATCAAGTTCAGTTGAAAAAGATAAAAACGTTCTATATATTTCAAAAGAAGAAATGAAAAAAGGAGATAAATATTTTGGTGAAAGATTAAGTGTAGATAACGATAATCAGATGTACATAATGTTTGCTATTAAATCTCATAGACACGACGATATGAGAAAAGAAAGAGATATTGCTTATAATAAAAAGGAAAATAAAGAATTAGAAAAAGCCGTTAATGCAGCTATTAAAGAAAATAGATATAAAAGAAGTAGATCATTTACAGGTGAATGGAATAATGATCCAATACTATTCAAAGTTGTTAGAGCAAATAGATTAGACCTTTTTAATAAAATAATGAATGTAGTATCAAAAGACGAAGCAAAAGAATTAATATCAATGAAAATAAATTCTGATGGCTGGGAAGATAATTATTATGGAAAATCTATATTAAAAGACTCTAAATCTGAAGAAATGACAAACTCTATAAACTCAATTCTATATACTCCAGAAGAATTAGAAGAAATGGAATTCAAGAATAACTTAACTAAGTTTAATTTATAAATTAAACTTATTTCCAATGTCTTTCATATTATAAACATTAATAATTTTACAGTAATAAATTTGTGTAAATTTTACACCTAAATATTCATTATGCGCTTTTACTTTAGCTGTTAGTTTTACCGTATCACCATTTTTCACATCTTGACCAATATCATAAGTTGAATATTTATTACCTTTTTCATCAATCAATTTACATTGCATTTGATTTTTATTATTATAAGCACTTGGAACTTTTAAAGCACCATATACATCAGCTTCAATTGTTATTTTATCACCAATATTACCAATAAATTCACTTGGACTTTTTTCACGATTTTTTTTGGTAACAGTTTCATAATAAAGTGCAGTATAATATTTTATCTTATCAATCATTATAGGATCATTTCCTTGATAATGATTTTCTTTAGAAAGCCAAACTATATACGTTGGATCTTCTACAAAAACCTCACCAATTGTCTCTCCACGATGCTTACCACCTGAAAAAATTTCAGATTTTGCAGCTTGAAACATACCAGCTTTTGTTCCGGTTCTATCAATAATAACTGGTATTCTACCAGCAGCTTTCTTAGCCTTCTCAACTGCGGTCATAAAATCTGTACTTAGATTTGAAATAAAATGACTACCCCTAAGACTCTCTTTCCAGAAAGTATAATAAACTGAGTATCTACCAGTTATATCTATCAGAAAATGACCATTTTTGTAATCCCAATCAGAATCAATACCTTTTTCTAAATATTCTTCAGCTTCTTTAACTTCTACATCTGTTGGTTGATGTAAAGATGTCATTTTTTGACCTTCGTTGAATTGATTATATTTTTTTATCATATATTATATTTATATAATTCTTGTTTTACTTTATATTCTTCTATTTCTTTTTTTGTTAATAATCTTATAATATTACTTTCACGAATAATAAGGCAACCATTCATATTAGAAAAATGTACGTCATAATATTGTACTTCACAATCACCATAACGTATTTCATATATTAATACAAATGATTCAATTTTAAAATTTCCGTTATCATCTATTATATCATATTCCTTATTTACTAAATTCAAATCTAATAAAACATAATCTCCTATATTATATTTATATTTTAATTTGAATTTATTATATTTTTTTATCTTCATAATATTTTATACAACGATTTATCTCCTTTTGTAGTTTATTTGGGACAATTGGTTTTTGGACATAAAATAAAATTCCCATTTCTTTAATCTTTTTAACAATTTGATTTCCGCCAGCGGTTACAATTATAATAGGTATATTAAAATTCTCTTGAATATATTCAATAGTTTCATAGCCATCCATTTGTGGCATAAATATATCTAATAATATAATATCTGGCAAATCTTGTCTAATACAAGTGATAGCATCAATTCCATTTATTGCAACTTGAGTATAATATCCTAATTTTTGGGCTATTGATTGTTGAATTATTGAACTATCAGAATCATCATCAACTATAAGTATTTTATTGTTCATAAATATTATTTAATTTATATTTATATATAAATAATTTTAAACAAAAATTAAAAAAAAATCTATACTTATAAAAATAATTATATTCATGAACATAGTTGCCACGCCTGACGATATTTTACGTCGTTGCCTTTTTTCTGATTTTAAGAGATTTGTATTAAAAGATAAATCAGAAGCTGAAATTCAGCTATTAGTAAAAGAAAATAAGCCTATATCATTATCTGAAAATGATGCATATGCTATTGGTTTGCTTAAAGTTATAGAAACAGATAATTTAATTCATAGATTTATGGTACACATGAAAGAAATAATAAACATTAAATCTACTATCTTTGATAAAAATGTATATATTTCTGTTAGAATAATTGAAAATGAATTGGAAAGTTTTAAGAAAAGATTTCCAGAGTATTGGATTGCTGATTCTGTTTATGAAAAATCAATTGCTGAAGTTATTGAGCATATTAATAAATCACAAGCGTTAATTAAAACTTTTGAAATTTTTGAATTCAAAATTAAAGATAAGAAAGTTAGGTACTTCTCATCAAAGGATATTAAAAAAATGATTGAAAACTAAAAAAAGCCTCTTTAAGAGGCTTTTTTATTATAATTTAATCTTACTAATTATTATTTTTTCAATATATTCAGAATAATTCTCTATTCCATTCTCTAAACAATATTTTTGCCACAATTTATACACATCAGGATCAATAGCAATTGTTATTGTTTTTCTTTTTTTATTCTCTGGTACAGTTTTTCTAACCATAATTTTTATTTTAATATAATTTAAAAATAATTAAAAGTTTATTTTTAGTTATATTGTTGATAATTAAATATTTGGTTAAAAGTTGATGTAAAATTGATGTTTTTTGACTTTAAAATATTTATATATAGAATAAAACAATTTATTATGAGAAGAAAAATAGAAAAAAAGAAAATGACATTTTCAATATCATTGGATGTTGATGTATTAAAAATTATAAATGAAACTATAGCCAACAGATCAAAATATATTCAGAATTGCATAATAGAAGAAATGTGCAAAAGTTTAGAAATAAAGGAAGAACTTACAAATAAAAAAATTATATTATGATAATAAGTGAATTTGCAAACGTGAAAATAGGTTCTAAAAATTTTTTATATTATAAAAATCTTAGATATCAAGTTAAATATGGCAATGAAATTGAAGTAAAAATTGAACATCTACCATCAAAAACAAAAGTTATAGTTAAAGCAAAATGTGATATTTGTGGAGAAATAAAAGAACTAGAATATCGTTCTTATCTAAAAAATATATCAAAGTATCCATTATATTGCTGTAATACATCTTGTGCAAAAATTAAAGAAAACAAAACAAAAATGGAAATATATGGTGATAATTATGAATCTATTAGAGTAAATAATATGAAAAAAACTAATAAAGAAAGATATGGTAATGAAAATGCTTCGCAGGTTTTTAGAAGAGAAAAAGATCAGACTGTTTTCATAAATCAATTAAAAAAAATTTATGAAAAAGAGGATTTTGATTATTCTAAAGTTAATTATATAAACAATTATACTAAAGTTGAAATTATATGCAAAATACATGGATCATTTGAAAAAAGACCAAATGAATTGTTATTAGGTCAAAATTGTCAAAAATGTGGTAATATTAAACATAGATTGAATATAATAAAAAGAATATCCGAAAATAAATTTAATGGTAATCAAATTTTTCCATTTTTTAATGAAAAAGGATGTGTAGAATTTGATAACATAAGTAAAAAAGAAAATATTCATATTCAGCATGCAATGAATGGTGGCGAATATTATATAAAAGAACTAGGATATTGGTTAGATGGATATGATAAAATAAATAATGTTGTATATGAATATGACGAAAAATATCACTTTACAGAAAAACAAATAATTAAAGACATAAATAGACAAAGTGAAATAGAGTCTTTTTTAAAATGCAAATTTATAAGAATTAAAGATTTTATAATTTAATTTTTAGTTCCTCATGAGGATATTGTTGCTTAACATAAACTTCAGCTTTTCTTGATTCATATTGATTCCATAATATAGTTTTAAAATCAGCATGAAATATATCAACAATATCAAAAACAATCAATTTTGTTTTCTCATTATGTAAACGAAGACCTCTACCAATTGATTGGCGAATCAACTTAGGCTCACGGAAACTGTCTGCAAACACTATATTAGTAATAGCTTTCACACTAACACCAGTCGAGAATACACCAAAACTTGCTATAAGTATTTTTGGATTAGCAGAAGTGTCCTCCATTTGCTTTTTTATATATTCCCTTTTCTCAGTAGAAGTTTGTCCATCAATATAATAAACATCCTTACCAACACAATTATCTTTTATATAATTATATAACTCTGTACCATAAACAATAGTGTGAAATAATATTAATGAATTTTGTTTAAATTTATCAACTAAATTTTTAACAAATACCTTTCTTTTAATAGAATTATGAATATACTCACGTTCAAGAGTGTACGCAGATTTGCCATCACCTCTCTTTTTAATATTATATACTCCCTCAGCAAATTTACGATTTTCATGATGAAGAAGAATAGCTTTAACCTTAAGATCAGATATAAGACCCTTATCTATTAATTTCTTCGCACTTATGTTAATTAATTTAGGACCTAAAAGAGATTGAATAGTTAATATTTCAACTGAAGTATCTGAAGGATAAGACCCACTCATTCCAAACCTAATTTTAGCACTACCAAAAGTTTTTGTTAAAATTTCTATAAGAGTATTTGCTTTTGCTGTATGTGCCTCATCACAAGCCACAACCGTAAATTGCTTGAACCATTCTCTAGGATATTTCTCCAATGATTGATAAGTACCAATATATATATTAGGTTTTTTTTCCTCTTCCCTATATTTTCTTGGTTTGTCACTCATAACCTCATCAATTCTGATATCTAAAGGCAACTTATTATCACTATTAAACCCATAATTATAATCACCTAAATCATTATAAAATTGCGTGACTAAAGAGATACTAGGAACTATTAATAAGAATTTGGAATTAGGATCAATATGTGTTAAATAATAAAAAAGTAACGTGCCAAAAACCAATGATTTTCCTCCAGCAGTTGCAATTTCAACAATTCCAAATTGATGTTTTAATATCTGAAAAATAGCATCTACTTGATGCTCATATGGTACAAAATCTTTACCATCTGAAGTTTTATGATCTTTATAAAATTCATTCACAAATTCTTGTACGTGATCTTTTGTTATTTCATTATTACGTGGAAATTGTTCTTTATTCTCTATAATAAAAGGATAACCATATTCTTTACAACATTTATAAACTTCTTGCCATAACCCAAAATTAATCACTCCATCAGAAAAATATGAAATGTCACCATTCCAAACACCTAATTTAAATCTTTTCATAAAGCGATAATTGTGTACCTTTCGTGTTAAATATAATTTTAATTGATTATACTCACCTTTAGTTGATTCTATTAAAATTAATTTACTATTATCTTGGTTAAGCTTGAACTTCATTCAATTTTTTTAATTTTTCTTTCCTAAGCTGTATTATAAATAAATCAACAGCATCATCAACAATATTACTGTCATATAATTCAGTCATTGTTACTGGTGGATATCTCATAAAACTACCATCATTACCTTCAACTATCACTGATGGTTTCCATGTATTTTCATCAATTGGTATTATTATTTCAATACCTAATTCTTCTAATCTTTCTTTTGTATATTTTATGCCGTACATTTAAGAATTTAATCGTTCTTTAATTGATATATAATCTCGAGCCAATTTAATTACATCTTCTTCTGGTGTTGCACTTGATATATCAAATTTATATTCTTTACTTTTATACGTTGCTAGAATTCTAGTATGATTATCATCTTTTTCTAATACTACAATTTGAATTTCTTCCATTTAATTAATTAATTTTTTTAATTTATTCAATTTTTCTATTCTAATTTTTCTTTTAATATAATAATTAGAATAATTTTTAACATATTCTAACTCATAATCAAACTTATCATCATAATTAAATAAAGTTTTATTATACATTTTATTTATTATTTCAAAAACATCATCATTAGTTATATCAATCACTTTTAATATTCGGAGTATCACTGCTAAAATAAGTAAATTAATATCATCACTATTTAAATCATTATCAGTAATATAATCACAAGCATAATAAAACATTTGTTGATAATATTCTTTATTTTTTTTTTGACTTTTTGATAAAAAACCTTTCCATGCTTTATTTTCTTTAAATTCTTTAACAAATGCCATAATTAATATCCTCCTAAAATATTTGCAAGTTCTATTCTATCTTTAACAGCAAAATTTATAGATTCTAAATTTTTAGATGTATCCTTTAAAAAATTAACATGTTCATCCAACTCATCTATAAATGATTGATGTTCAGATAAATCGGCTTCTATCAATCTAAGTTTTTCGGTTCCAGAAGTTTTAACTTGATAAGATGTTGCATAGAATTCAAATTTTGCTTTATGTAAAACCTTCATTTTAGCAACTAATTTATATATTTTAACTGTATATACCTTAACCTCTTCAATAACACTTTGTCTATGACTAATTGCTTCGGCTTTCACATCAACAATAGTTGCAATATCGCCTTTTAATCTTGCACTTAAATTTTTAACAATAACATTCCACTCTTTTGTTGATTCTATCATTTTCTTAGACATATCTTTACGTGAATCAATTTTTTCTTCTTCAGGCATAGTTATTCATTATTTTTTATTATATATTGTTTAATTGTATATTAGTTTAGATTTTTGTAAAATTAAGGTTAAAATAATAATCAAAACTATATTGAGTTGATGATTTTGATTGGTTATACTGAATAGTAATAATATCAAACTTATAAGGGTCATAATTAATAACACTTTTATTAATCAAATTTTCTGATTTATATACACTAACATCAAAAGTTGGATTATATTGTAGCATTATATTATCATAAATAGTTTGTTGTTTAATATCATAATATCCAACATAAAAATCTATTTTATCTAATCTATATCGTCCAAATATATTATTTGTAACATATTCATAAATAGCATTATTTATATTATTAGAATATACTTCATTAGCATTTATAATCTTAAACACTCTTTGTTCTTTAATTTTAAAAAATAAGTAATCTTTTAATATAGCTGAGCCATTTATAATTATCTGCCATCTTGTGTTATCACTTAAATTAGATGTTGTTTGAGTATATAATGATATATTTTGATTATTACCTTTTAAATCTGTTAAATTCTCATAAAATTGAGTTTCCCAAATTTCTGGTATTGTATCTTTATCATAATATTGATAACCATCATTATAATTACCAACTACTTGACTAAAATTTATAGAATCATCATTAATAACAATATTATCTTCAGAGTAAATAATTTTTCCACCGAAAAATGTACGTAACTCAGTTTGATTCATAGTACCAGGAACCGAATTCACACTAAATTTTTTTAACATTAAATTGCTCTTCATAAATTAGTCTAATTGTTTTGTTTGAATTGGATCAATAATATAATCAATATTATTGAGATTTGCAAAAGCCATCTTATTTATATTTTGATCTAAATTGGTTAAAATATAAAAATCTTTATCCCAAGATGAATTAAATATAAATCTTGAGCCATAAGAATAACCATACTCATCAACCATTGGATAAATAGATTTATCAGTATCTGTATCTTTTAATTTTAATGGTGATAAATTTGGATTAATTTTTGAATAAACTAATTCTTCTATCATACCAAAATTTTCAAAAGATGTATCAAATTTATAATTTGAATCCCATTGTTTAATACTTGTTCCTGTATATAAATATATATTATTAAATATAGGAATATCTGTAAATATTGGTTCATAACTACCATTATATCTATAAATTACATTATTTGTTGATACTGCATTTGATGCAAAAACAGTATTCATATTATTTTCTTGAATATTTAAATTCATATATCTTGCTAACGGTTCGATAACATTGTATTTTTGTTTTTGATTTGAATCATAAAATGTTTCATAATCACCATAAATATTAGAAGATGGTCCTTTTATTGAACCTTTTATATAAGATTGCTTTTTTGTTTCTAATAATTCTGGGTCATTAACAGTTAAAATAAATGGTGGATCTGCTTTTCCCCAATTTGTACCAATCATTGTACAGCCAGAATTAAAAATATTTATTGGTCCAGTTGATCCTAAAACACCTTTAGAATCAAAATAATAATATGTTATACCAGACTCAAATTCTGATAATGTATTCATATCATCAAAGGCATCATTAAAATTAGCCGCCGTAATTAATGCTGGGTCATATTCTATTGCAGTAGCAGGATAAATTAAACTATTACCAACAAGTGTTTTAGAATTATAAAATCCATATTTTTCACCAAAAACAGGAACATTATTTAAATTAATAAAAGAAGTTTGTATAGGTATTATAACATTAATAACAATTAAAATATTTTTAAATACGTCATTTAAGAAAACATGAATTCCGTTAGTTCCACTATCTATTATATTATTACTATCTATTATTCCATTTTCATATAATCCAATATATGTAATACCACTATAATAATCATACACATCATTCAATATAATTGAAAATTTATAATCATTATAATTCTTACTATAATCTGAAATAATATTTAATATTTTACCAGAAGTATCTCTTGATATCTTATTTATATTAACTGCACTAAAATTTAAGCCTTTAAATAATGTAGATGATGATGAATATACATCACCAGATTGAAAAGTTGAATACTTTAAGGTTGCTCCAGTATAAAGTAATTCATTTACCGAAAATAAATGTTTATTTTTGAAAAAATAATTAAAATAATTCACATCTTTGTTTAAATATAAATCTAAATCAAATTTATTATTAATCATAAAATCGGTTTCAATATTAGTAGTTTGATTTAAATATCTAACAATATTTCCAGTACTACCAGAAAAGAAATTACCTATTCTATAAAAATAATCTAAATTTTTTTCGGTTTCGTGTGGTACATTACTTTTAGAATCACACGCACTATTATAAATATCTCCAACATCTATTGAATTATTTAATTTATAAGGATAATCACAATTAGAATTTGAGCCAGCATACCCCCATTTAACAACCGATTGATTTTTTCTCCAAATTCCTGTCAAATCGTTAAATGAAATTTCAAATAACTCATCATCAGAAACATATTCAGATGAAACATTCATAATTTGATATTGTCCATCTTCACCTCTTGGATGTGTCATAAAACTTTTATTTAGAACTGAGATATCAGTATAATCAACAGCATATAATTTATGTTCATTAGTTACATGATAAATATCTTTTTCATAATCAAAATCAGCAAAATGAGTATTAACTCTATTAAAATCAAAATCTTTAATATCACTAAATTTTAATCTATAAACAGGATAAACAATTGGCTTAACACCATATGAATATATTGGCTTTGTATTATAATATTTACTATTTTTTCCACCTTTCCAATATTCTAATTTATCTGGATAAGAATTTATAGCATAATCACTCTGAACAAAATACTCATCACCTCTTTTCTTTAATATATGATAAATACCATCAATATTAATTATGTAAAGGTCACCAAACATAGATTTAAGCTCACCATTATCATAATATGAATCTATATTAAATCCAGAAGTATATCCGGAAATAAAATTAGTATATCCAGATGTGTTTCCAATTCTATTACAATTATAATCATAATCTTTATCCATATAATTAATAAAACATGATCTATCATTAACAGTACTAAATGTGACAGCACTCATATCAAATGTGCTAATTACTTGATAATTATAAACCAACCCATTTGGAATTCTATTAACTTGATAAAATTGGTCGTTATATTGAATCCAATATGTTTTATTTGTATAAAATCCTTCAACAAAAGGGGAATCTGTAATTTTTGTTGTCCCACTCATAAAAATATTATTCTTCAATGATAGTCCTGGTTTCAAATCAGGTGTTACATAGGATGTCAGATTTGTTATAAATTCTAATTTATCAATGTAAAATCCATAATACCTATTTAATGAATAATTTTTAATATTATCTGGTGTTGCCGGAACATCATTAAATAAAAACTTCATATTTAATATATGTGGAAAAATTAAATCATTACTTCTAAATGAATCTAATATTTCTTTTTCTAATTTAAAATGTGGTTGTTCATAATATAATATTTCTTGTAAAAATTTAGATTTAGAAGTATAAAATCCATTAACATAATCTATACCATAAAATTTAGAATATTCATATTGCTTAAAATTTAATTCAAATGAATTTTCTGGAAATAAATCATTATTTGTATAATTATTATATAAGAAATAACCTATATCACTTTGATATCTCATATCAGAAAAACTAACACATTTCCATTTATCAACAATTTGAGAATAAAAATTATCCTTATTTAATTTACTTACACTAAAATCATTATATTCTTCTTCGTATGGTGTAGGATCATCAACTCTTAATATTATAAACCCTTCAGGTAAATTATTTTTTTTTATAAATAATGGCGCTAAATATTCATAATCTTCATTATACCAATTATCCTCAACTGACTTAGCACCAGACCAATAAATATCATCAAATTGCTGACTATATTTAGAAAATGTAGTATCATTATCAGAATCATATTTAACATCAAATGCTATTTGTGATGATAATCCATCATAAAACTTAATAATCTGATCATCTAATAAATTATTTTTATTTAATAAAAAATGTTTAAATTTTTGATCTGATAATTGTTTATTGGTATCAAATGATTCTAAATATAAATTGTAATCAGAAGCAACAACTAACTTAACATTAGTTGTCAATGCTGGATTTGTTCTTAAAAGTTGAAAGCTATTATTAATCATTCATATAGTTATTTTTAAAGCATTGTTGATGTATTAGGGCTATTGAGAGTTCTTGTTGTGTAAGTTTTATTTCTAAATATTTGAAAATTAACTTCAAATTCAAATGGCCTACTTAAATTTTCTGGTTCTAAAAATATTCTTAATTTTCTAGTTACAGGGGTTGATGTTGATAAAGTTGATGGAAAAGTAACTTTATCATTTGTTCCACCAGATAATTTAAAGAAAATTTTAATTGGTAATGTGAATTTTGTACTAGCATTTATTAATTTAACTCCACCAACATCTGAATATACATAATTGTTAATATTATCAATATATGGATGAACAGTAACAGGAAAATCAGATTGATAATTAGCATCAGGAAGAGTAATTGTCAATCCAGTCCAACTAACACCACTAGTTACAGTAGAGTCAAACAAATCAATTGTAGATCCAGATGCAACACCAAGATTCCATTTATTAGAATAAAGTGAATTTCCTCTATCATCAACAGTAGAACCGGATCTATATATAGGATCAGTGCCAGAAGAATCAGATACCCAAATAAATTGATTATCAACTTGCTGATTTAACTGATCAGACGAATCAACATATGCTGCTAATGACCCATTTGCAATAGCGGTATTATAAAATCTATTATCACCAACTGTAGAAGGTACGTATTTTCTATATGAAAGTAAACCAAGTTGGTTACTAGTAGAAATATTTTCAAATTGTAAATAATAATCATCAATAGAATAAATATTATTATAATAAGTTCTCGATGTGCCGCCAAATAATGTGGCATATTCTTCACAACGAACTGCAACATTAACTGAAGCACCATTTGCTATTAAAATTTCATTTGAATTTTTAAGTAATTTAACAACAAGTTCACCTTTAGCAAGCAATATAGTTTGTTCAAGTGTTGATATTTTATCAGTTAATAATTTTAAATAAGCATTTAACATAATGACATTACCATTGGCATCCTTAAAAGATGTACCCAAATTAACATCTTGATGTGCAACATATAAATCATTAACATTATATGATTGTTGTAAATGTGTTGTCAATCCCATAGAATTAAAATTACTTAATAATTGAGATGAAATTTGATCAGTTTGTGCGTTTTGTAAAATAGTAGAACTATCATTACCAACTTGTGCTAAATCATCTGGGAATTCTATTGTTAATATATCACTCCAATCAGATTCAAGAGGAGCATTTGGCCAACCAACTTCTGATATTGATTTAACTCTAATATCAACTTTTTCATTTTGCTGTATTGAAACATCTAATTGATTTATATTTGGAGCATTAGCATCAGTAACATCTTCCACATTCCAAGTCCAAACATCTAGCGCACTATTATAAGTTCTTCCTCTTACATCACTTGAAAATTGATTCCAATTAGAAAAATATCCAGTTACAGTTGAATTTTGAGTTGAAACACTAGGATTAGTATATGCTTTAGATTGGTCTAAGACATCTCCAGTTGAGGTAGCATTTGTATAAATTGTTTGTGTCATGTTTAAATTAAAACCTTCTGTGGTGGGTTCTGAACCACCTTTGGCGCTATATCTATATTGAACCTTAAATTGTATCACCTCTTGTTTTTGTTGCTGTCCTGATGTTGTAACAACAATTGGTGCTGGAAAACTCCAAAATCCACGAATTCTGAATTTTGGTGTTTCAGTTGAAGATGATCCAGTATTTTCTGCGCTAATTTTATTTACAATAGACGTATATAATTTCGTTTGTGAATTTTGCTGATCAATTAAAGAATTTAATTGATTTTGTGCAGCTTGTTTATCAGAAACCGATTTATATTGTTTAGTGCTAACTTCCTTAGTTTTTTGCGTAATAGCGTCATTCAATTGACTTAATTGTGAATTAACAGATGTTTTTTGTGATTGTAATGCTTTTAACTTCGCTGAATTTGCAGTATTTGTCAAATGTGTATTAATTTGTACAACTTTAAAATTAGTACTATCTAAAGTAAGAACATTTGGTGTAGAACCGAATTTACTAGGAATATTTTTAACAATCATATCCTTTAATACTGATCCATAATCATATACAGTTTCACTATAATATTTATTCATTGAAACTGTATTATTAGTATCTAATACTAAATCATTACTATAAAAACAAGTACCATATGACCAAGTTGATGCTACTATACCAGAATCTGTATTAATTGGCTTAACAAAAACTACATTATATTCATCATAACCAATTGTCACTTTAATTGATTTATTAGATAATGTTGGACTATAAAATTTTAACGCTTTTGAAATAATTGGCACAGGCTCTAAACCTTCAGTTCTTTCTAAAATAACTCTAAAATTAGATTTAGCTGTACTAATCTCTTTAATTTTCCATTTTGTTGATGAATTTTTTTTATTAATAATTAATTCATCACCAATTGCTAAAGTATTTGTATTACCAGAATAATCGTAATATGTAATTGAACCTAACGCATACCATAATTTTTTATTAATAGTGTCATTATCAACGCCAACAACATCAAAAGTACCATAATATTGTAATTTCTCATAATCTAAATCAAATTGCTGTTCATCATAAGGCTGATTAGAAAACATCACACCATAATTTTTTGGATTACCATACCAAGTTGTTAAATCATCAATACTTATATTATTTTTATTTAAAAATCTATTTTCAAAATCTTTTTTAGATGTTAAACCATCTGTAGTATAATTTCCAGATGTATCTTTTTGAAATTTAATAATATATCTGCGAGATAATACTTTATTAACTTTTATATCTATTTGATCGGTTAAATCAAGTTCAACCGCTAGCATAGGATTAGACAACGATTCAAAAAATGAATTATTAATTGATGTAAATTTTGATACTGTATTTAAATTATCAATTGGATCTGGCTCACGGTTTAAGTCATCAACATAAACCCTTCTCATAGTTGTACCATCTGATACATATGCAGTTGAGTCTGCTAAACCAGCTAGTTTTCTAATATTTCTATTAGCGATATCTAATTCATTTTTTAATTGACCAACTGTTGGAAATTGATATGTTGATGATGTTCCATCACTATTCATTAAATTAACACTAACAACCGAATTTCTATTAGTTACAACATCATTTAATTTGGTTATAACTTCAATTGAATTCTTATTTAATAATGCTAATTGTTCTGCAAAAGATACAAAGGTGTTTTTCTGATTTATCATTTTGAACGATTTAATTTTTTATTATATATAAAAAAATTAACTCTACAAAATATTTTTTACTATTAAATGAAACACCTTTGTAAATTAATAATAGTTATTATCTTCTATTACTTTACTTTTTTTCTTTAATGCCACAATTCCTTGACCATCTGTTAATTGCTCAATAACATTATAATATTTTAAAGTCATTTGATAATCTTCTCTATTAAAATCATGTATCATTACAATAACATTTTCATCTATCATATCATATATTGCTTTAGCACAATATTTTCTTGCTCTTCCATCTATTAACACTTTAGTAAATTTCAAATTATTATTTTTTGGAAATTCAATATAATTCTTAAATTGTTCATATCTACATGGAATTGGATCTGGTGTATGTGCTGCAATATAATTCAATTCAATATTTTCTATATTGTAATTATCAACAGCAATTTGAATATTATTAATCCAATCTTTATCATGCTCAATAGATATTACTTTTTTTACTAATCCAGAAAAATATAAGGTAGAATTACCTGAACCCCATTCTAAAAAAATATCATCTTTATTCAAATATTTTTCAATAAACTCATATTCATATTTGTGCATTAGTGGTGTAAAAAAACTTAATTTATTCATATTTTATTTTTATTTTTATAAATTTAAACCAATAAATTTATTTTATCTATCAAATCCTGAGACATCCAATTCTTATATTCTCCAACCACGCCTTTACCAGGATTAAAATTTGGTAAATTTTTATCATTAACATTAGGTATTACATCCCCAATTTTTTTACCAATATAATTTTCAATTATCAATTTTTGATTATTAAAATCTAATAATATATCTTCATAATTCAACACAAGCATATTATCCTTATATTTCATCCATCCATCAATATGTAATTTCCACCTATTTACATAATTTTCAGGCTCAATTATAACATGAGGATCTGGTGAATATGGCAGCAAAAAATCTCTACCAATATCATCAGGTTTACTAAAAATCCAATCTTCAAATTTTGGAAATCTATCTAAATCTTTAGGAAATGGTATAAACTTATAATAACTAACCAAAACATCTTTAACATCTCTTTTTAAATAAATAACTTTATACTTCTCAAATAAAAAATCTAAATAAGACAAAACAAATTCAACTTGATGATGTGATTTACAAACTATATTTTCAATATACGAATTAACAACAATATCTTTATATGTATAATGTTTATAGTTTTCTAAAGTATATGGTATAGACTGTGGAATAAAACCAATAGTATGAAATTCTCCATTCTTATCATAATTTATTAAATTTATTAGCAAGTGAGTACCTGACCGTTCGTGAGTTATTACTATTATTGGCTTCATTTATATTTTAAAATTATTTCCTTACATTTTTTAATAAATTGATATGCATTTATTTTATCTTGAGTTGCAATATCAAAAAATCGTATTTCAAATTGATGATATAGCCAATCATCATATGTTGTACCATTACCATACCGTTTATTTAAACATTTCCATTTTTTATTTAATGACGAAGTTATTTCAAATAATTTTACATTCACGCCATATTTTGGAGCAACCCAACTAAATTCACCACCACAATCATATTCGTCTCTCAATTTGAAAGATGGACTATTCAATTTTTCATAAACTTTTTTTGTTATTCCAAAACAAGCTGGAGCAGCATAAACAAAATTAGGAGTTCTAGTTTGATTTACCTGTTCAACACCTATAATAGAATTATCATCTGAAATTTGATCAACTATATATTCATATAATTTAGGTTTTAATGGAATGCAATCAATATCAAAAAATATTAAGATATCAAAATCTAAACTTTTTATTTTTTGATCCATCCAATCATGATGAAATGATAAATCTGTAAATTCTTGGTTCAATTCCATATTAAATGTATCAAAAACTTGCTTTTGACATTCAACAACTCTTTCAGGAATATTATTCATATAACAAGAAAAAACCTGTACATTTCTACCATTAATTTCCATAAACTATCAAATAATCAACGCCTTTTTTAGTGATAAATATTTTTTCTCCATCATCAAAAATTTCCATTTTATCTGGAATAATATTCCATTCTTTTAATTTTTTAACTAAAAATAATTCATTTTTTCTTCTATCAGAATTTGTCCATTGACGATTTCCTGATTTATGATCAAAATAAAGATGATAAATTTTAACTTGTGGTATAACAATTAAATCATAACCTTTTCTAAATATATTATAAGTAAATACTGTTTCTTCTCTATGAGATGATGGCGACATTTCTAAAGGATAATCATCAGCAACAATTCTATTAAAAAAATAATTAGAATATAAATGCTCTACTTTTTTTATATCTTTTGATTGTTCGTGAACCATTTGAATATTAAATTCTGAATAAATGTTTTCTATTTTAGAATAATATCCATTTTCTTCCTTCGGCCTTTTATCAGGATTATCTTTATAAAATGAATATAAATATTTATCTATAATAATACCTGACATTGCACCAATATTAGGCTTAATATTTTTAACTAATATTTCTAATGTATTACTAGATAAAATATTATCATCATCTGTTTTAAAAACCCAACCATCTTCTATATTTTCTAGTCCTATCTGAAGAGCTGGTACAGCTCCTTTACATTGACCATAAAAATAATCAAATTCAATATTTTTTTCTTTGAATAAAACTAAAATATTTTTTAATATTTGAAAATCATAAAATTTTTTTTGTTTACTATCATCAATCAAAACTACTCTATATGGAGAGTAGGTTTGACTGAAAATTGACATTAAACAAAGTGGTAAAGTTGTTTCGTATCTATCACAAGTTGTCAACAGAATAGTAACTTTATTCTTCTTCATATATTCTAAGAACTTCTTTTACAACATCTTCTGGTTCAGGTAAATAATCATATAATGTTTTACCTTCTGGAATTTTATCAATAGTATCTGTATAAAATTCTGTATGTCTTATTTCAAGATCATCTAGTAGTAAAGATTTTTGCATTGCTCTTGTTTTATAAGATTGTGTGCCATTTCTAAATGGTAGTATATGCTCAGCATGTTTACAAGTTGGCATAACGACAATCCAATTATCAAATGCGCCAGCAATATGTAAAGGTGATGAATCGTTAGTTACAAGCACCTTTGATAATGA